AACATTCTGACCAGCAATCTGAGTTGTTCTAAACCTACCTGCTTCCGAAAGCTCAGATTTGTGGCACATAGGTATCCACACCTTGCTAAAGATAAGTTCTTGCTCTTGCTTATAGATCTCATGTGACGAATAGATTTCACTACTAATATGTTCTACTTTTGGTTGCTTTAACCAGTCTTTATGATTTCTTGGTGGCATGTAGCCCTCCTTTTAATTAGGTGACGGATTCTGTTTCCAAGCTCCGTCGGGCTCATCAGCATTATGCCGCTAGGGCGTAACCTGTAGGTGCAATGTTATCATTTGCATTTACTTCTTGAAGACTCCAGCATCAGTCGATCCTGTTTCGCCCCCACAAAATTACTTGCCAAGATATTTAACTCTATCATTTTCCATCTTCTCAACTCTAATACGTATCCAATCAAATCTCATGAGAAAATTAAAAATCATATAGTCCTCCAAGTAATTGTGGTGGAGGCGTCGGGTACTGCCCCCGAGTCCTGCCTACCATCTAACATCTTCAATTCTATTTATTATACCACAGTTATTCACAAAAGTAAACAGGTAATATTTCACTTTTCTTATAAATAGATACAGGGAGCTCTATGAAACGTTGGAAGAGAATCTTCAAAACAAAGATGCGAAAGGCAAAGTGGTCTAGAAGAAAATACATTAGTCCGCTTTTACCTGAACATCTTTGGCATCATATAAAATGTATTGCAATAAATCGTTACCCTAAAAATAAATTATAATATGGTTACGTGATAACATACCCGCTCAAAGGAGAATGGTATGATTGCAGAAACATTGGCAGGAATCTCTCTTATCAAGGCGAGTGTAGATTTCATCAAATCAAATATCGATACTGCTAAAGACATTGGCGAAATTGCCGGTGCAGTAGACGGTCTGTTCCGTGGCCAAGAAGATATTAATAAGCAAAGAAATAAGAATGCTGGTGCCAGCATGGCAGACCAGTTCGGCATCCAGTCAGTTGCTCAAGAAGTAATTGACGCCAAGCTTGCACAAGAAAAGATGCAAGAAATGAAAAACATGATCAATTTGCGCTTTGGTCCAGATACTTGGCAATTGATTGTCGATACTCGGGCTAAAAAGATACAAGAAGAGCGTGAGGCAATTGCTGCAGCCAAGCGTAAGAAACGTGAAGAAGCAAGAGAATTCGAAGAAATGATGAAACAGTTTGCTATTATTGCGACAGTAGTTGGTGTGGCAATAGCGCTATTCATATTCTTATTCGCGGTGGTGCTATGACCCACGTGTTTGTCATGCTGTTATTCTTTCAAGGTGCTCCACAGAGACTGGAACCTATGTATTTCTTTGACATCGATCGGTGTCTATACTTTGCAGGAAGAATGAGCAAGCAAAAAGACTACAGCGCAGTGTGTAAGCCCAAGGTAGTCGACTCAACTAAAGTTACTATCTACCGTTAACCTTCTGGCCAGTCCTCATGCCGCATTTCTTGCACAAAGCTAACTTGGTTGTGCGTAGTGTCGTGAACATGAAGCTGCAGAATTGCGTAATGAATTACTTTCATTAGATCTTTTCGATAATCTGAGACTTCGCCTTTAGTGCCGTATCGCTGAGCATACTTCATTACATTGCCCATGTTAAATCCGGTACCATGACCAGTGTCATAGATAAACTCTGATGCTTGAAATTTCTTCTTAGAATAATGTTGACTATATGTTGAGATAATATAGTCAGCGATCTCATCAATATAGATGTCTTCATTAAATTTGAAGTCAGGCATGTTATCGTCCAATAAATCTGTCATACTCGTCTAGTTCCTTCCTTATCACATCATAGTGTTCAATTGCTGCGCGATGCGTAGCATTATCTTTTTTAGCCTCATCCCAAGCTACCACAACAAACTCATTACGAGGAATGTTGTAAAACTCTGTGGCGATCTCTTCGCCTTTGATCTTTGCACTAATCATGATATATTCCACTCCATCTTATTTTCAATAGCATAGCGAGAGCCATGTATGTAATCGCGATCTTCATCAGAAAGAACGCTCCAAAATTTACTTACCGTACGAATATGTTCTTCGACAATATCCGGAGAATCAATGTGAACGTTGTCCTCCATCATATCTTGAAGAAGGTCCATACGGTCTTTGATTTTATCTTGTAAGCTCATGCCCAATGGCCTTCTTCTGCTTCAAGAGCTGGATCAATGGCTGACCAATATTCATTCCAAATTTCGTCCACAAACTCTAGCTTTTCTCTGTCTGAGTAGTGAATCATCAAACGCATATGGCCAGCTTCTTCCAGCGTTTTCAACAGATCATCAACACATTCGCATTCACCGACTACAGCACGAGCTTCATCAATGAACACTTCTTCACAGGTTAGTACAAAACTTGACATACCCATTATTTTTCCTCCTCAACATCAATACCATAATATTCTTTTGGATCTACTTCGAACCGGCCACATGGTGACATAGTTGCATCTTCAATCCACATACCTTCAAACTCAAAACCGTTTTCCATATTAGCGTACCTCATAACCAAGATTTTCAAGAACCCAATCTTCACCAAGATCAGAAGCGAAAGCCATCACAACACCTTCACGTGGATGTGTATCCATACGATCGATAAAGGTACGAAGTGAACCAATATCACCTTGTTTGAAATGACTCTTTACTACGAGAACATCGTTACGATCTTCGGCGTACATTTCAGCCATATCTTTGTCAACACCAACAAACTCAACGTGGGCATTCCAAAGATTCTTTTCAAGCTTTGTAAGGTTTTCTAAGAACATGATATTTTCCTCTCATCATCATTTTATAGATATATTATACACTATAAAAACACGAATGTAAACAAAAAAGTGAGCAGAAAAAACCAATAAGATCAATCACTTATCATTTTCTTTATCATAGGAAATATAGGTTCTAAGGCATCTGCACAGGCTCGAGCCACTTCTCTATGCTCTTTTTGAGTCTCAACACCAGATCTAATATCAACAAAATGCATCCAAGAACGAATGGTACCATTCATGTACAGACGTGAATTGGTAATACCTTCAGGCAATACTGCTCGAGCTTGTTCTTTAGCAATACCTCTTTCGATTGCCCATGCATATGCGTGTTTGGCAGTATTACAAACCTCGGCCTGTTGTTGTAACCATTCAAGCTGCAGAGTTCCATCTTCAACTTCAATACTGTTTTGGCGATTCTTTGTGTCTTGTAGCCTTGCTTCTCTCATAGTAAAATCAAGATCACCAGTTGGATCGGCATACCTTTGGCTAAACTCTTGAAAGGAGAATGACCGGTGGCGGAGAATCTGTCGAGCAATATCTCGAGTTGTTTCAATCTCTAGGCAAGCAGAGGCCATTTCGAAAGGTGACCAGTGTTTGTGTTTGATGAGATAGGCAAGTAACCTTTCTGACGTTTCAGAGTTATTTTGGTTCGAGGGATTCGAGACACGGGCGGTATAAGCGATAAGCTCTTGGATATTGTCACCGACATAGAGTTCCTCCGGGGTTGTACTATGGCTAATTAATCTTACTTGCATTTTGGACCTCATTAATTAAAATTTCAATATAAGCTTCCATTTGCTTATGATTTAACGCTATCACTGAGTAAGTAAATAGCTGCAAAAAGATTATGATTGCTAGTGCGTATTTCATAGTTTAAAGTCTCCAAACTTTTCGCTATTGACACGGTCACCTGATGCGCTTTTGTCAAATACCGGTGTATCATCCACCAGTGTTTGTTCTGACTCTTCAACATCATACAAACGCATTTTAGCCCTGTCAATACCAACAACAAACCGTTTGTGCATTGTTGGATCATTGTAACGATTCTTCAATTGTTTAACCATCATCTGTCCGTCTTTTTCAAGCTCTTCAGTTGAGATCAAGGCAAACATTAGATCGGCTGTCGCGGGTAATCCAAAAGACTCGGACGTATCTTCAAGCCCAACATCTGAGTTACCATAACCAGAACGAGTCGTTTGCGTTGCAGAGAAGATCGGTAGGTTGAACTCGACCGCAAGGCCACGTAGTTCTTCAGCAATTGCTTTAATGTAGGTGTATGAATTGATCGATCCTCCCATAGCTTTCATTCTTGACGAAGCACAGATGTTAAGATAATCCACAAAGATAACATCTGGTTCGAATTGCTTCTTCAATTTAAGTTCATTCAACAAAGCACGAAAATGGCCAGCATGAGCTGAACCAGTTGGGTACTCTTTTACAATTAATCTACCAGTTGTCTTACGAGCAAGGTTCTTTACTTTTTCGGTAAACATATCTTTTGACATGCCATCAAGCTGATCAATCGGTATGTTCAATAAGTTAGCATCGATACGTTCAGCAATTCTTTCTTCTGCCATTTCCATCGTAATGTATAGAACGTTCTTGCCTTCCACAAGAGCTGCAGCGCCAACATGGCACATGAATAAAGACTTACCAACACCAGTACCGGCAAGAGCAATGTTAAGCGTTTTGTTTGGAACACCACCTTTGGTAATCTTATTGAAGTACTGAAGATCAAAAGGTATGCGATCTTCTACAGTGTGGTAAAAATCCCACCGGTCTTCTGCCTGTTCAACATAGTCGTGGCCAACGTTAGTATCGAAAGCAACACCTAAAGCTTTCTGTAAGAGTTCGGGTAAAGCATTCTTTGTTAATGATTCGTGTTTGCCATCAATAATACTGATAGATTCCATAATGGAATTATAGATTGCTCGATCTTGACACCACTTCTCGGTGTGATCAAGTAACCATTGGTAGTCAATCTTTTCTTTCGAAAAGAGATGTGGTACCACGTCCATGGCCATACCAAATTGTTCTTCAGACATTTGAGCATCGCCAAGCTGGATGGCCATGGTTTCAGACGATGGTAGTTTATTATATTTTGCTACATACTTACCAGCTTCTTTAAAAAGTGTTTTATACACACCTTGAAAATAGTCTGGCTTAATAAAGGGTAAAACCTTTCGCATGTACTTCTCGTCAGTGAGAAGATTGCGCAATATAGTTTGTTCAATGTTTGCTTGCATTATTCACCATTCATAATAAATTCGCTTGTTACATCTTTACCGGTTTCTCTATCGGTAAATTTAGCTGAGCCTTCGTCAATGCATGTATCGAATATTGCCATAAGACATGCAGTCGCCACTTCTTGAAGATCATCGTTATCAATAGTAGCATATGGATCAGGCGATTCGAGAACATGAAAGTTAAAGCTCATGTTATCTTCTTTTTCGTTTACAGCAATTGCATGATACTTAATTACTGTTTCACTAAATTCGCCTGTAAGGATACGACATGACCAATTCTCATCTTGTTCATCGTTGAGCATTAACTCATAGTCTGTACCTTCTTTCATTACACCCTACCTAATGGAATAGTAGATTTACTGTCATTATAATCTTCATTATAATATGTACGTACCGCACATTCTTTTTGTATTCCACCATTTTTTATTCGATATGTTACAATCTCTCTACGAACTACGCCGTCTAGATCTGTGTCAAATTCTGATGTGAATGGACCCTCGTTCATTATTCAAGCTCCTCAAAGTTTAAAGATGCAGTGCCACCGATCTTATAACATTCAGTAAGATAGTCTTTAAAGTCTGTAGTTTCAAAGATTGGTTTCCAAAACTCTTCTTCTAGAGTTTGGGCTTCTCGTACTTTAGGCTCAAGTAATTCACCAGTTTCCTTGTCAACCCTGCAATACCAGCCGTTAGATGGCTTAGCAACATATTGACCTTGCATAGCAATGTCAAGCAAGCCAGACCACTTTTGTACTCCACCTTCCCAGCTAACGCTGATAGGTATTTTAGACTTCTCTTTAACATAACGCGATTTCTCCACGTTGATTACGAAATCATAACCAACGATATCGGTACCTTTTTTGTTTTGCCTACGGCCTAAGATCCAGATGTTGTCAGCTGAGTAATAGATACCGGTACCGCCAGAGACAACAGCTTTTGGAAACATTCCAATTTCCATATATGTATGATTAACCGCAACCATTGGTATGTTCTTGATATTGAGGTAAGGCGTAACCATACGAAATAAACCTTTCAATGCTTTAGCCCTTGACATATCAGCCACAGACTTTTCATTGATAGCATCTTCCATTTCTTTCTTTGATGCAAGGTTACCGATTGAATCGATCATAATAATTACTTTATCATTACGTTCAAGACCTTCTAACTGGCCAATGACATCAAACTTAAGTTCTTCAGCATTTGTAATCGGTGTATGAAGTACACGACTCGTATCGATTTCAAACTGCTCAAAGTATTGTTGAGGTGAACCAAACTCTGAATCATAAAAGAGTAACACAGCATCTTTGTATTTTTTCAGATAAGCACTTGCCATAATCAGGCCAAATGATGTTTTGAAATGTTTTGATGGACCAGCAAGTACTGTTAGCCCTGGTGCTAAACCACCGTCAACTTCACCAGATAGCGCAACGTTAATCATTGGTGTGTCAGTTGCAATCATATCTTTATCATTAAAGAACTTTGAATCAGACAACACTTCAGTTGCTTTGACCTTTGAGTTCTTTTTTAATTTATCCATTATCGACATACACGTCTCCTTAAAATCATATAGTATATTATACCATAAAAGCGTCTAATTGTACACTACTTTGTTGTGACCACCATGTACTATTTTTATTATCCTGAACAAGATAATCGGTCTCAACTAGCCGGTTGTCAGAGCGGCCTTCCACAAACCTGACAACTTCTTCTGCCATATCCATAGCTGTTGTAACTGGTACATTTTGGCAGATGTGATTAAGATTCTTACGACCACCTTGAAGGATAAAGTCAAATGGTAATCCCATTAGTGATAAGCATTCTCTAATCGTTAAGAAACGATCTTCATCCGGATGCGTAAGTTGAGTTGGCCGGTGGCCAACAAAAGCACCAATGTAATCTTTTGGAATCTCAATATTGTGCCACATAATATTACCGCCGCTGTTCAACTTCTCTTCTTTCCTACGAGACTTAGCAGCTTCTTTTTCATATCCATTCTTATCCATCCACTTTGCAGCTTCAGCAAAAGTGTCATTCTTATAAATCCATTCCATTGGATTAGTAGTTTTATCAATGTATTGTTGAAACTCAGAATGAGTCATACCTAACTTTTGAAGCGCATATTTGTAGTATGGATTGTCAGTTGGTTTAGCTTCATTAGCAAGTATGTCCATAGGATCAGTAGGATCTCTTCCTACCGCCCTAATAGCATCTTCAATTTTCTGGTGTTTACGATTTATATATTCAAATACAGGTACTTTTGTTCCCTTCCAGAAAAAATAAAATGCTCTGTCTCTTACTTGAGAAAGCCCATGTAAGATGCTTTTTGTTTTAAATATCGAAAAAGTGTATCCGTACTTTTCTCCAATTTCCCGAAGATCT